ACAAATATACAATACATTTTTAGTTTATCAACTATATAATAACAAATTTTAACAAAATTTTAACAGTTTTATTTTATTGATCATTTGATTTTTATTACAATTATAATTTTGTATATTTGTTTTATGAAAATATACGCATATAAAGTATTTAAGAAAGGAGTTTGGTACACTTACTCTGAAGAATATGAAAATATTAAAGACTGCTTACTGTGGTATTTAAGAAACGGCAGATTCTTAGAAAATTTATCTAACAGAAAATTAGTATTATTTAAAGGTAGTAAAAAAATAAAATAAAATGGCACATCCTACAAGAATATTTAACGAACCCGAAGAGCTTAAACAAGCATGGCTAAAATTTAAAGAGAATGCTAAAGAACAAGCTAAAGAATGGATTGAAACCCAGTACGTCGGTAAAGATGGAGATATTAGACTAACACCTAAAAAAATACCTTTAACATTCGAAGGATTTAAACGTTTTGCTAGGGATAGATACGGTTGTATTGAACAATATTTTACAAACCAGGACGATTTATACTCTGAGTTTATTGGTATCTGTCGCGCGATTAAAGAAGAAATTAGAGAAAACCAAATAATTGGGGGCATGCTAGGATTTTTCAATCCGTCGATTACACAACGTTTGAATAGTTTAGTTGACAAACAACAAACAGAAGTTAAAGGAGGTTTAAACATTCCTAATTTACCGGATATTGCTGACAGAAAATAAGTATAAATATACAGGGGCTTATTATAAGATTTTAGATTTAATAAAGTCAAATCCTAAAGAAAACGTTTTTGTTATTCGAGGTGGCCAAGGTGCATCCAAAACTGTTAGTATAATACAGTTGTTGATTCAGTCTTTATGTTCTCAAACTAAAGAAGCTACAATATTATCCTCTGAGCTGTCTAAGATGAAAAGAACAGTAATAAGAGACTATAAAAAGATATGTAAAGACTGGGGCGTTTTAGAGAATGAACATGATTTTAATAAGTCAGAAAGCAAGCATGAGTATTTTAATGGATCCTATCTAGATTTTTTGGGGGCTGATGTTAACGACGTTGGTAAAGGATTCAGAAGAGATATTTTGTATATAAATGAGGCGGATAAAATGGACGTTGATACAGCTGTACAATTTATTTCTAGGGCTTCATTAACTATTATTGACTACAATCCGGACAGTTTATTTTGGGGTGATGACTTTATAAATGAGAATAATTTTATTACTCTAACATTCCAGGATAATGAATACCTGGCAGAAAGTGAAGTTAAATCAATCCTAGACTATAAAGCTAAAGGCTTTTTCAATACTGATTTACCTACTGAATCATTGTTTAGTGATGGTAACATTAAAAATAAGTACTGGTCCAATAAATGGCGAGTTTACGGCTTAGGTTTAGTAGGAAACTTAGACGGTGTTATATTTGATAATTGGAGTACTATTGACGAGGTTCCAGGTGAAGCTCGTTTAATTGGTATTGGTTTAGATTTCGGTTACACGAATGATCCAACGGCAGCGGTTGAAGTTTACAAATACAACGGTAAAAGAATACTAAATGAAATTGTTTATAGAACAGGAATGTTAAATAGTGATATTGCAAAGGTGTTACCTAAAAATACTTTTGTTTATGCTGATTCAGCAGAACCTAAATCTATTGAAGAAATAAGAAGGGCGGGAATAAATATCATGCCGGTAACAAAAGGGGCGGACAGTATTATATACGGTATTCAAACAATGCAAACACAGGAGTATTTAATTACATCTAAATCTAAAAATATTATAAACGAATTTCAAAAGTATATTTGGCAAAAAGATAAAAGAGGGGATACACAAAATAAACCAATAGATAAATACAATCATGCTATCGATGCTATCAGATACCATGAAATGATGGATATAGGTGTAAAAAATAAAGTCTTTTTCTTTTAATGCATTTAAATAGATTTTTTTTATTACTTTTGACTATTAAATAACTTTCATCTATAATGGGTTTACTTTCAAATATATTCAAAAGAAACAATACTAATATAAATAAATTTAATGAGGCTTTTTTTAAGTTTATCGGCTCCGGCGGATCTTCTTACGATTTAAACGCTCAAACATACATTGAAAAAGGTTTTAATATTAATCCTTTAGTTTATTCAGTAATCGCTCAGATGGCGACTAAAACATCATCTGTTCCTTATACAATAAAAGAAGTAGAAGATAAAAACCAAAAGCAGAAGTTAAGCAATTTATTAAAGGCTACTAAACATAATTTAACACCTCAACAAGAGGTTAAGAAACTAATACTAGAAAGTAAAGCTTATAAAAGTAATAGTTTTAACATGCCTTTAGAAGTTCCGAATCCAATGCAAACCTGGAACGAGTTTTTAGAGTTATATAAAACACTAATAAAGCTAACAGGAAACGTTTATATTTATAAGTTAATGCCTAAGGAGGGTATGAATGCTGGAACGCCAATTGCGTTATATTTATTGCCATCGCATTCAATGGAAATAATATTGAAGAAAAACGCCGACATGATGAGCGTTGAATCTCCTGTATTTGGTTATAAGTTAATAGAAGGTAATATAGGGATAACCTTTAAGGCTGATGAAATAACACATATAAAATACCCTAATCCTAACTTTGATTTAAACGGATCACATTTATACGGATTCTCACCAATTAGAGCAGTATTAAAAAACATTGAAAGTTCTAACCTTGCTTTAGACTTAAACATAAAAACCATGAAAAATGGGGGCGCATTTGGTTTAATACATTCTAAAGGGCAAACACCATTAACATACGAACAAGCAACCGGATTAAAGGATAGATTGAAGGAAATGGATGCTGACCCGGACAAACTTGGTAAGATTGCTGGAGTATCTGCAGAAATAGGTTTTACAAGGTTATCACTTACGACTGATGAATTAAAGTTATTTGATTACTTAAACTTTGACCAAAAGCAAATTTGTAATGCTTTAGGCTGGAGTGATAAATTGCTAAACAATGATTCCGGTGCTAAATATGACAATGTTAAACAATTCAGAAAACAAGTTGTTATAGATAATATAATACCGGATTTAGAGCTGTTAGCTTCTGCTTTTAATACTGATATATTACCATTATTTAAAAACTATAAAGGAACTTGTTTATCTTTTGAATATAGTGAATTACCGGAAATGCAAGAGGACATGGCTGAAATGGTTTCTTGGGTTAAACCATCAATTGAAACTGGTTTAATTAGTAGAAATGAAGGTCGGGTATTTATGAAATTGCCTAAATCTGACGATAGTTCAATGAACGAAATTACAGTAAATGCTGATATATTAACATTGGACCAGGCTTTAGACGATTTTCCAAATGTTGACGGTTCGCCTATATGATTAGACAATACAGAAAACAATGGCTAAGATGGCATAATAATTATGAACGTACAGCGAGAATAATATTTCAACGTACTTTTAAAGAGATTGCCAAAGATATACCATTCGAGCGCATGAGTGCTGGAACTTATAAAGCGTATTTACAGACGCATGTTTCTAAGGAAAAGATATTCGAGGCTTACGTTAAAGTATATTCTGAAATCGGTATTAAACACGGTAAACGAGTTGGTGTACAAATTAACAAACAGATAAACGAAAAGAATTTTACTATTGACGGTTTTTTAAATGAGTTTCAAAGAACTCTAATAAATTTCCTAGCAACTAACGAAGGTAGCAGAATTACAACAGTTAGACAGTCTTATATTCAATATCTTACTCAGATAATGACTAAGGGAATAGAAGAAGGTAAAACCATGTCAATGATTTCAACTGACATGACTAAATTAGTAAAGAGTAGAAACTTTTACAGATGGCAAGCGTTAAGGATTGCACGCACAGAAACGACAGCGGCATCAAACTACGCTGCCACTGTATCCTCTTCAGTTAGTGGTGTTCTTATGGATAAAGTTTGGGTTTCAGCTTTAGATGCTAGGACTAGAAGGGAGCCGGAAAGTCATTTTGACCATTACCACATGAACCAGGTGAAAGTTCCTTTAGACAAACCATTTGAAGTAAGTGGAGAAAAATTAATGTTTCCAGGAGACCCAAAAGGAAGTGCTGGGAATGTTATTAATTGTAGGTGTTCGGTCGCTCAAGTTGTTAGACGAGATGCAAACGGTAATATAATGAGGGTTTCGGATGTTCCGAAAATACCAAATACAGTATTAAATACAACAATAAGAAACAACGATTTAGGGAATAATAAGTTTACACCAGCCAAAACAATAGAAGAGGCTGAAAATAGAATGTTAAAATTTGCGCCAAAAGTTGATTTTAAAGGTTTAAAATTATCAGAACAAAATGAAATATTGCAAGGTGTTGAAGAGGTTTTGGGTAAATATAATGTAAAATTAAGTCAATATTTAGGTTTTCAAGTTAAAAGAAGGCGTTCTTTTGGAGTTGCTGCTAGGGATTTTGATAATAATCCGCTTTATATAAGAATACAGAAAACATTTTCAAAAAATTCACTAAAAGAACAAAGGCTAACTAACGTAAATTTTAATGAAAGCAGAAACGAAAGGATCAGAAGATTTGAACAAATTTTAGCAGAAGGAACAAGACCGCAACAGTTACTTGATAAAACAAGATTAAATTTAGAGGCTCTAAAAAATACTAAAAGATGGGGAGTTTATCAAGATGGAACTAAACCACTTTACAAAGTAGTAGTGCATGAATCATTTCATACTGTCGATTATAAATACGGATTAAGAAATATATTTGAAAAAGAACTAAAAAAACAAAATATAAACAGAAATGATTGGTATAAAGTATCTGAATACGGAGGTTCAACAATTGGTGAATTATGGGCTGAAACTGCGACGGCTATTCATACAAATACAAAAATACCAAATGAATTTGTAAGAGCTTTTAACGAAACAATAAAAACAATACCAGGATTATGATAGTAACAACTTGCATGAATTGTAAAAACCACTTAATAGGCAAAAAATGCAATGCCTTTAAAGATATACCAAATGAAATTTGGGAGGGCGAAAACGACCACAGCAAACCATTACCGGAACAAGATAATGACATAGTATTTGAAAAAATATAATAAGGGTTTAATTACTAATCGTTTATTATCCATTTATCTGAATAACTTACGTAATAAGTTGTATAGATATTATCTAAATCTGTTAAATCTTCATTTCTAATAGGTAGAACGTAAGTTTTTGATTGGTCTAAATCCGGATGTTTTGATAAAAAGTTTATCAATAGAAGTTTCTTAAATTTGTTTTTTTTCATACTTGCTAAATTACGAATAATAAATATAATAAACTAGTACTATAAAAAAAAACTATAATAAATAATATTTAAATAAATTTAATTTATATTTGTACAATTATGAGCAAACCAATATTACAAAAAGAGTTCGGCGGATTAATTAAAGACGTCGATACTAAAAAAAGAATTGTTACAGGGTATTTGTCAGCTTTTGGCAATAAAGACTTTGATAATGATATAATATCAAAAGGCGCATTTACTAAAACATTAACAGAACGAAAAGACAATATCTTCTTTTTAAATCAGCACAACTGGAAGCAACCACATGGTAAATTCTCAATGTTGAAAGAGGACAATTTTGGTTTATACTTTGAATCTGAGCCATTAATCGATACGTCATACAGTTCAGATGCTTTAAAACTATATGAAGCTGGTATTGTTAAGGAGCATTCTATTGGATTTCAAGTAATGAAATCAGAAAAAGGAAACGAGCCAAATACAAACCTATTGACAGAGTTAAAATTGTACGAGGGTTCAAATGTTACTTTAGGTGCAAATAATAACACACCTTTTACAGGGTTTAAATCACTTACGATAAAAGAAGTAAACGATCATTATAAATTAATCTTAAAAGCATTCAGAAACGGGACTTTTACAGATGAAACGTTTGGATTGTTAGAAATAGCATTGAAACAGTTACAAGTTCAAAGCTATGAATTAGGAAAAAAATCACTTGAGACTAAAGCAGCCGATTCTGTCACTGACTTAATAGTTGAAGAGCCGATAATAATTGATAATAGTAAAGAAGTAATTAACGAATTTTTAAAATCCTTATAAATGGAATTAAAAGAACAATTAGAGGCGTTAACCTTGAAATTAGAAGGTAAGTCTCATGAAGAAGTAAAGAGTGCTATTGAAGCATTCGAAGTAAAGAATAACGAGGTTATTAATAACCAAATAAAAGAAGTAAAAGAATCTTTTGAAGCACAACTAAAAGAAATGCAAAATCATGCAGATAAATTAGATGTTAAACTTCAAGAAAAAGCACAAAAAGAAATGGTAAAAGGAGACGCAATAAAAAGCGCAATCAACGAAAACTTTGATTCAATCAAAGCAGTAAGAAAAGGACAAGCAGTACAAGTTAAAGCTGTTGGAGACATGACATTGGGAGCGTCTTTAACCGGAGACCAACCAAGAGATTACAACTATGACGTTGTTTCTGCACCAGGTCAAGCGTTAAACGTTTCTGACTTAGCTGGTAACGTAACAATTAGCGGTGGTACTTATACTTTTGTACAAGTTGCAAAAGGTGAAGGATCTATTTCTGCACAGTCAGAAGGTTCATCTAAATCTCAGATTGATTACGATTACACAATGGTAGACGTAAACACTGACTTTATTGCTGGTTTTGCAAGATACTCAAAGAAAATGGCTAACAACTTACCATTCTTGGAAAGTTCTTTACCAACTGAATTAAGAAGAGATTATTTAATCGCTGAGAACGCTGCTTTTAATACTGTTTTAGCTGGTGCTGCAACTGCATCAACTATCACAAGCGGAAACAATATCGAAAGATTAATTTCTAACATCGCAGTTTTAGAAGGAATCAACCACAATGTGAACGGTGTTGTTGTTTCTCCAGCTGACTTTTGGAGCATCATGGTAACAGAAAAATCAACAGGAGCTGGATACGGTTTACCTGGAGTTGTTACTTTTGAAGGTGGAGTTTTAAGAATTTCCGGGATTCCTATTTATAAAGCGACTTGGGTAGCTGCTAACAAGTACTATGTTGGAGACTGGTCAAGAGTTAAGAAAGTAGTTACTGAAGGATTATCTTTAGATTTCTCAGAAACTGAAGGTTCTAACTTTGTAAAGAATGAAATCACTGCTAGAATTGAAGCACAAGTTGCTTTAGCTGTTGAACAGCCATCTGCATTGATATACGGAGACTTTACAACTGTATAGAGTTTAATAAATTCAATATTAAAAAGCCTACTATTAATTTAGTAGGCTTTTTTTTTGTATATTTGAAAAAAAAACATTATGAGGTTATTGTTTTTAGTACAAGATGAGGAATCAGAACTAGGGTCATGGAGGGATATTTATATAGACAAAGCTAAAATAGTTGCTTTCTACATGCCGGACATTGAAGATGATGGAATAAAAACAATAAATCTGTTTATAGGTGGTCAACTTATAACAGTTGTACAAAATGAAGAGATAATAGAGTATTTAACCTATAAATTTAATTTATAATGATAAAGTTAATAAAGAGCGTTCACAGACTAAAAGAAGATAAAGTTTTTCAAGTTGGTGAAACTGTTGATTTCGGAAAAGAAACAAACGCTAAACTAATTTCAACTGGTTACGCTGAAGAAATAAAGAAAGCGACAAAAGAGCGCAAAAGAACGATTAAGAAAAAGTAATGGCATATTTAGATATTATAACGTTAGCAGATGCTAAAACATACCTTAGAATTGACGACACCTTAACAGAAGATGACGCTCAAATTACTAGAATGATTAAGGCGTCTTTATCTCAAATTGAAAGAATAACAAATTACATATTTTTTGCAAGGTCTAAAAGCTATGTTGTAGAAAATTGTTCTGTAAATGTTTATGATTTTCCTATTAATAGTTTAACTACTCCAACGACTGCGACAAGTGTTGAAAAGGCTATTTATACAACTTATACAACTGAATCAAATGACGACTTAAAAGTAACGTTAAACGTTGGTTATACGGATCCTTTAGATGTTCCTAATGATTTAATAGAGGTGGCTTATGAAATGATTGATTTAATGTATTATTCACCGGAAACAGGTAAAAGTATAAAATCTGATTTATCGGAATTGTCTAAAATGGTATTAAGTAATTACAAAAGATTCTTTATTTAATGAGGTCTAGAAAGTTATCAAAAAGAATTGAAATTTGGCAAACATCAAATGTATCTGATGGTTTTGGCGGTAATACTGTTGCAGAAACTTTAATTGCTAGGTCATGGGCTGAGATAATAACGTTAAACGATACTAATAGGAGTACAGATATAGGTATAACAAGCGCAACCAATACGATTAAAATAAAATTACGTAAAAGAAACGATTTGACATACAATAGTATTAACCAATTTATAAAATATAGAGGGGCAAAATATATTATAAAGAATCAACCTTTTAATGTAGATTTTAGAGATGATACAATTGAGATAATAGCAGTAAAAGAAGAACTTAAAACAGTGAACGATATAACACCTATTTTAATAGATGTTTTCGATTTAACATTTGATAATACATTTAATTAATGGCAACAATAGAACAAATAATTACAAACGCAAACGTTATAAAAAACGAAACAGAAACTGCGGCAAATACTGCTGTAAGAGTAGGAACAAACTTGGTTAATAATGCAGAATTTGTTAAAGAACAATCTGAAATACTTGGTTGGGGGTCTTATATTGACAGTGAAACATCACCAGCAACTCAAACAATAACAACATCAGAAAGTAAGTTGTTAATTGATGGATCTGCAACTAGTTCAAATAGTTTATATCTTCCTTTGCAAATAAGAGGTGTTTCTGAATTATGGGATGTTACAAATAATAAAATAAACGCTATAAATATTGGTGATTCTTATACCATGAGATTAGATTTAGAAATACAATCTAAGCTTGGATCTCCTAAAGGTTTAGATGTTATTTTAGATATTGGAGGGGGAGTAACTTCAACAATTATAGAAGTTGAAAGAATTGTAGGATTAGAAAAAATTGCGCCTTATAGAGTAAGTATTGCTTTTCCTTATTTTACGTTAGATTCATTTAAAACAAATGGAGGTCAAATATTTCTAAAAACTGATAGTGGAACTATAACAATTTCTAAAAGAAAAATATCTATTCATAGGATTTCAAGCGGATTGTAATGTCTGACAAAACTATTAAAGGACTAACAAAAGTATTAAAGGATTTAGAAAAGTTTGGTTCAGAATCTAAAAAAGAAGTTGAAGAAATTACAAAAATCTCATCAATGGATATAGTAGCAGACGCAAAAGCATTTGCACCAAAGAATTTAGGAAAGTTAGCGCAAAGTATTATTTTTACTAAAGTAGGTGAAGCAGATTATAAAGTAGTAGTAAATTCACCTTATGGTGCTTATGTAGAATTTGGAACGGGTGCAAAGGTAAGAGTTCCGGCAGAATTACAAGATGTCGCATCACAGTTTAAAGGTAAAAAAGGCGGATCATTTGAGCAAGGTTTACAAGGTATTAAAGATTGGTGTAAAAATAAAGGAATACCGGAAATCGCAGCATATCCAATTTTTATGAGTATATTGCGAAAAGGTCAAGAACCTCAACCGTATTTATATCCGGCATTTGTAAAGGGTCGAAAACAATATTTAAAAGATTTAAAAGAGTTATTAAAAAGGTTAACCAAAAAATATGATTAAGCAATTACCCGATAAATATATTAGAAAAGCAGTCTTTGACGCAGTGAATAACATTGTAGTTGATACTTTAACTATTCCAGCTTATGATAGTAGAGTAACAGGAAGTGTTATTCCTCAGCATTTTATTTTAATGACAACACAAACTAACCAGGTTAATCAAATGACCAAATGCGGTGATGTTTGGGAAAGTTCTATATTAATTGACATTGTAACAACTTACGACGGAAGCGGTAACACTGGAAGCCGTTTACTTGCTGATAATATCTTAGACGCAGTAAGAAACGCAACTAATAATTTAGTATTAGACGTTTCAAGTGGTTTAGTAATTCAAAAGCAAATACAAGATTTTCCTAATGATATTGTTACAATCACAGAAAACGAAAATATCTTTAGAAAATTAATACGTTTAGAGTTAACTATAAATTAATTTTATTAAAACGAAAGTTTAAATAAATAATATTTATATTTGTACATATTAATTTAAATATATAAAAATGAGTACTTTTATAAAAGGTGATGCTGTAATACTATCAATTTATAGTGATACTGATACGGATTATTTACCAATCGGATGTTTAACATCAAATTCTTTGTCAATTACTCGAAACGTAATTGAAGCACAAACCAAATGTAGCCCAGGCAGAGTTATTCGTTATGGTGGTTCTACTAGTTCAGAGATTTCTTTCGAAGCTACTTACATTAAAACAGAGGCGGAAAAAACAAACTTTGATGCTTTACTAGATTTTATTAATGAATCTAACGGAGTTCGTCAATTTTGGAGAATGTCAACTGACCAAACTAGCCCAGTTGCTTATTATGGTACAGGAATTCTAACTGACTTGGAAATTACTGCTGCTGCTGGTGATGAATTTGCTACTTTTAGCGGAACGATTCAAAATAGTGGTTTAATTACTGAAGTAGATCCGAAATAATATGACAAATAAAATAAAACTAAACTTTAACGGTAAAGAATTGGAATTCTTTTTTGGGCTATCTTTTTTAGGTGAATTTCTAAAAGAAGAAAATACAGATTTACAAGGTATTTTTGACAATATTAATTCTGAACCTTATACATTTATCCCAAATTTAATGTATAAAAGTTATTTGCATAACAGCAAAAGACAAGGTAAAAAAGTTGATTTAAAACCGTTTGAAATGTCTGACTTAATAGAAGAAACAGGACATTTTAAAGACGGCTCAGAAAGTGCTAAATTTGTTGAGGCATTTTTACAGTCTATTATTGACAGTTTACCAAAGACTGAAGGGGTTGAAGATAATGAAGTAAAAAAAAAATAAACTGGGAGGTTGACGTTGTTTCTGTTTGTTTAGGTGAATTTAACTGTTCTTATGAACAGTATTGTAATATGACATGGGCGGAGTTTCAACTTCGCCTTTTTGCGTACAATAGGATTCAGAAAAACCAATGGTTAAAGATAGCTGAATTGTCAACAAATGTTTTGATTGCTGGATTTATTGACGGAAAGGACAAGAAAAAAAGGATAAACGAAATACGAAAAAGTTATTTAGGAGAGGGAAAACCAAAAGGTTTAAGTGATTTACAAAAGAACGCTATTTTAAAAGCACAACAACAATATAATAACAAAAAGTAATGGCAGAGTTAAGTGTTGAAATATCCGCAAGGATTGACAAGTTACAGAAGGAATTAGCAAAGGCAAAAGGCGAATTTAATAGTTTAGAGAAATCTGCTGAAAAAACTAATAGTAAACTAGGAAAAAGTACATCTTCTTCTGCTAAAGGTATTGATAAACTAGGTAAAAGTGCAATTAGTGGTAATTCTGCAATGACAGCTTTTAGTAGAACTGTTCAAGATGCGCCTTTTGGAATAATGGGGGTTTCGAATAACATTACTAACTTAACGGAACAATTTGGATATTTAAAAAACAAGACAGGAAGCGCAAAGGGTGCTTTAAACGCAATGCTTAGAGACTTAAAAGGTTTTGGAGGGATTTCATTAGCTATTTCTGTCGCAACTTCTTTACTGTTAGTTTTTGGTGATAAATTATTTAAAACTAAGGATAAAGCCAAAGAATTAAGAGAAGAGCAAGAAAAGTTAACTCAAGCATTAGACGATTATGTTAATGGTTTAGAATCTGTAAGTAGAGCAAATTTAAAAGGCGAACAAAGCGCACAAAAAGAGTTAATTACTTTAGGGTTATTGAAATCTCAAATAGAGAATACAAATTTATCAATAAACAAACGTAAAGGTGCTATTGAAGCATTGAGAAAAAAATATCCGGACTATTTAAAGAATATGTCTGATGAAAAGATATTAAACGGAGGTTTAGCAACTACATACGACACCTTAACAACATCTATAATAAAACGCGCTAAAGCTACTGCGGCGTCTAACATGATTGTTAAAAACAGTGAGAAATTACTGGTTTTGGAAACTCAATTATTAACTAAACAAAATGAAATAGCTGACCAAAAAATAGCTTTAGACGCAAAAGATACCGCATCAAATAGAAAAAGAAAATCAGCGGGATTAGCTAAAGAGGCTGAAAAATTAAATAAATTAAGAAAAGAAGAATTAAAATTAATAGCTGAAAAACAAACTTTAGAGTTAACTAATATAGATTTAGAAACTAATATTACCGCATTAGGTGGATTAGCTCCCGAAACAATTAATGAAGAATTAAAAAATGTATTTGTAGATTTTAAAGAAACATATAAAGACGAAAAAAATAAGTTTCAAGAATTAATTGAAACGGATCCAATAATATTAGCTGATAATTCAGAATGGGAATGGGAATCAATTGACTGGGAGGCTTATTACAATCTAAAAGCATTTGAAGAGAAAAAACTTGAAATGATTGAAAAATTGAAAAACTTAAATGCTGCTGCAAATAATATTATACAGAATTCTTTAGTTCAAACTTTTTCGGGAATAGGTAGAGCAATTGGGGACGCATTAGTAAATGGAGGTAATTTAGCACAAGGGCTTGGACGAGCATTATTAGGAGGTATTGGTGGAATGTTAACACAATTAGGAACTTTAGCTATTGGTGTGGGTATAGGTATTAAGAAAATTAAACTTGCTTTAGCAACTTTGAACCCAGCTGTTGCTATCGGGGCTGGTGTTGCTTTAGTTGCTTTAGGTTCTGCATTTAGTGCTGGAGCTGCTAAAATAGGGTCGTCAAGTGGTGGAAGTGCTGGAGGCGGTGGAGGTGTTTCAAGTAATACAAATACATTTAGCCCAAGTGGTGGAAGTTCTTTTAGTAGCTCAAGCGGTGGCGGAATGCAAAATGTAGTATTTGAAATACAAGGAACAAAATTAGTAGGTGTTTTAAGTAATACACTACAAAGAAATAGAAATTTAGGAGGTTCTTTATCATTAACATAAAAATATGGCATTAAAATATTATTTTGAGTTTACAGACGTTCAAAACATTTTACACAAATGTGAAATTTATAATGATACTTTTGTAGGTGATTCAACAGAGGTTCAAGGTAGTTTATCTTTAACAAAAGCAAATACAAAGGATACACTAGAAGCAATAAGAGGTGGAGGGTTAAAAATAGACTTAGAAGCTAATAGTTTACTATCTTTTAATGATTTGTATTCTGAAAACGAAAGAGAATATTCTGTAAAATATTACAGAGATAGTACATTAATGTTTTACGGATGGCTTTCTCCGGAGGGTTTAATTGAAAGCTTTGTTGAAGATAAATGGATAATTTCATTAGATTGTACTGACGGATTAGGTTTTTTGAATAATTTATCTTATGTAGAAAATGCAACTGGGTTAACATTTAGCGGTAAACAGTCAGCTTTAGAAATAATTACAAACTGTTTAAAACGTACAAATTTAGAGCAAAATATTTACACTAGTATTTATATTTATTATACTGGAATGACTGCAAACACAAACGTTTTAGTAAATACTTATTTTAACTCAAATAGATTTATAAAAGACGATAATAATACTACTATAATGAACTGTGAAGAGGTTTTACGTTCTATTTTAGAAATATTTGGTTGTTCTATTACTCAGTATGAAGGAAGCTGGTATATTTATAAATCAAATGAATTATTTGACGATACTAGTTTAGATTTTTTTGCTTATGATAGTGAAGGAGTTGCATTACCTACTCCCAAAGTAACAGTTGAATTTAGTCAGAATTTAGGTAGTCAAATAAATAATTTTTATCCGCATCATGTAAATAAAAACCAACAGTTAACAATAGATTCCTCAATTGGTGCTTATCGTATAAATTATAAATATGGTTTAGTACAATCTTTGATAGAAAATAATTATTTAGAAAGTGTTTCAGATACAGACATACCTGGATACAATATATTAAATAATACTTATTTAACTTTTCCATTAGATAGAAAAGGGGTCTTTATAGATTCTGAAAGTACTATAACTGATGTATTAGAATTACAAACGCCATTAAATATAGCACAAAATAATTTTTTATCATTTTACTTTGCATATTTTACTGATGTACTAAGTTCTTTTACTAGATTCTCTGTGAAACTTGTAGGAACTTCAAATACTTATTATTTAAAAACAGAAGATTTAACTAACGAAACAATAAACAATGCAGTTCCTTTTGGAATTAATAGAACATACAACGCAAGTTGGTCAAATAGTGTTGAATATATAGAAGGTTTTTCAAGGGTTGTATTAACGTCGAAAGAACAAACATCAAGTATTAGATTAAACGCAGAAGAAACACCCGAGGCTGGTGATTTACAAATAATAATACATACAGGAGGAAATCAATATTTTACACCTTCGGGAAATGCTGAAATAAAAGAAGTACAAATTACTTTAAATGGTAATGATCCAAACTTAAAAGGAGAAAATCACACTTTTCAAATAATAGACAAACCATCTACAAAAATAGAAAAAACAAAAGAAGTATTTAATGGTGATAATGATTCAGACATTTATGTAGGTACTATTTATAAAAGTGATGAAACAACGCCCACAGAAACATGGACAAGAGGAGACCATGAGTATAAACCAATCCTTCAAATAATGGGAGAGGAAAGAATGAAAATGTACGCAAAACCTTTACGAGTATTTAGCGGTGATGTTTTTGGCTATATTGACTATTTAAGTGTAATATCTATTGACGGTATTGACAATGTTTTATTTATGCCAATAGAGTACGATTATAACGCAGAAACAAATATTACAAAGCTAAAACTAAAACAAATTTTGAACAATCAATTACCGGATTCAACATACAGTGATATTGATTATCAATTAACACTTGACTATGGTAATGTAGTAGAACCAACAATTAAAGGGTAGATAAATAAAATCTATAATAAAGAAATAAACGATAAATTTAATTTATATTTGTATTATGTTTATAAACGGTGAAAATAGGATTTTATATATAAAAATTAATGGCGAATTTTTACCGATTGGCTGTTTAACAGGCGATTCTTTTAGCGAAACTGTTGAAATGTTAAATACAACTACTAGAGATAATGCTGGCTGGGCAACATCAACGCCAACAACACAAAGCTATAATATATCTTTTGAGGGTTTAGTAATTAAAACAAGTTTTCTTACTGGTGGTGATACAACTAAAGTTTCTTTTGACAGATTAAAAGAGTTAAAAAGAAATAGAACTTTAATAGAATGGAAATCTGAAGATATTGATAATACATTTGTTGAAAGTGGAAAGGGATTTATAACAGAATTATCAGACAGTTCAAGTATTGACGATTTTATAAGTTTTAACGCTTCTATTGTTGGATACGGTAAACCAAATGAAACATCATTTATAACGACTTGGAGAACAACAACTAATAATGAAACTATTGTTATTGGATTAGATTCAAGTGAAATATATAATTTTAGGGTTGACTGGGGTGATAATAGTAATCAAACTGTTACTGGTAATTTAAATTTATCACATACTTATTCTGTTCCTGGTGATTATTTAGTAAAAATTAATGGAATTTTCCCAAGAATAAATATGTCAGCATTTGGCACAACTCCAAATAATCTTATTTCAATAAATAACTGGGGTATCATACAGTGGACAAGCATGAATAGTGCTTTTAAAAACTGCATAAATTTATATAATTGTAACTCTCAAGATGTTCCGGATTTATCTAATGTTACAAATTTACTTTCAATGTTTGAAAATGCCGGCTCTAATACTTCAAATTTATTTATAAATAATATTAATAAATGGGATACAAAAAACATTACTAAAATTTCAAGCATGTTTAAAGATGCCACATCATTTAATCAAAATATAAATGCATGGGATGTAAGTAATGTAACTAGTATGGTTTATGTTTTTGATAATGCAACATCATTTAATCAACCTTTAAATAATTGGAATACAGGCAATGTAATTAATATGTTTGCTATGTTTAGAGGTGCAACATCATTTAATCAAGATTTAAGTTTATGGAATGTTAGTAATGTAATTGGAACATCTCAAATGTTTAAAAATGCAACATCATTTAATCAACTTTTAAACAGTTGGGAAACTAATACATATTCTACAACTTCTAACATAGAAAATATGTCATCTATGTTTGAAAATGCGATTAGATTTGAAGCTAATTTAAATTTATGGGATACTAGCGGAGCTACTAATATAAATTACATGTTTAGAAACATAAATGAAACAGGCGGAATTATTGAAGTTTCTAATTGGGACGTTTCAAATGTTACTCAAGCTAGATTTGCTTTCGCACACAATCCTCTTTCTTCTTTGGATCTTTCAGATTGGGATACTAGTAGCATGACAAATATTCAAGGAATGTTTCAAGGAACAGATGTGTCTAATTTTTCAACAAATATTGAAAAATGGAATATGTCAAATGTTTTGTTTGCTTTTGCTTTTATGAGTTCTTATGATGGATATGAGCCAAAATTTCCACTAGCTGTTTATGATAATATTTTAAATGCTTTTGCAAATGAAACATATCACACAACGCCAACTAATTTAAGTATTCATTTTGGTGAATCTCAATACACAACTGCTGGCTCTGCATCTAGAAATAAACTAACAACCCCAGTAAGCTCCGGCGGTTTTGGGTGGACTATTACTGATGGTGGTTTAGTATAATATATATATATAAAATGGAAAATTTAAAAGGAACAGGATTAAACAAACCGGAAATAGAAACTTGGTTTATAGGTTGGAATAATAATAGAACTGAAATACATACTTATGGCTCAGTTACACCAACTCAAACAATGGATTCACCCTGGAATGAAATGGATTTTTATGAGGATGAACAAATTTGGCTAGAAGTTTTAAATAATAATAATATTTATCCATTTCTTGAATCCGATGAACAAAATGAGTTATAAAATCATATATTATGGACATTAATGATTTAAAAATAGGATTTATAAACTTTGCTGCGTTTTCAGTAAGTTTTACAAATGTTGAAAATTGGTTAAAATTAACATTATTAATAGTTACTATTGTTTATACTGTTTTGAAGATTATTAAACTATCAGAAAAAGAATGAGTAAATACTTTAAAAATATAGAGGAAAATATGAATTTAGATTTTCTTGCTAAATTAGACGAGGCAAGAGAATACGCTGGAATACCTTTTATTATAAATTCTGCTTATAGAAGCCCAGGACATCCGGAAAGTATTAAAAACCCTACTTCAAGCCATATAAAAGGATTAGCAGTAGATATAAAAGCAAAAGATAGTAGAACACGATTTTTAATATTAGATGCTTTATTAGCAGTTGGATTTAGCCGTATAGGAATAGCAGATACATTTATTCACGTTGATTTAGATTTAGATAAATCACAAAACGTAATTTGGACTTATTAAGAGGATTATTTCATACAATTATGTTTATTATGGGAGCAATCATAAGAACAGACTGTGTAAAATATCCAAAGTTATTAGTATTATGTACTTGGTTTGTTCATTTAGTTTATATCATATCGGGTATAATTTTTAGGTAATTAGGTTATATTATATCATTATGGGTATAATTTAATTTTATAACAAGGGTATTAATTACCCATGTATTTTAAACAAGAGTAAATTTATAGGAATATACAAACTAATAGTTTGTGTTTTTAAAATATTTTAAACAAGAGTAAATTATGAAGATATTACAAATTTTAGGAAATCTTTTAGGAATTGGCAAAGATGCTTTAAATAATAGGGCTGAATTAAAGCGTTTAAAGGCTAAACAGGAACATTCTATAATAGAGGCACAAACAAAGGCTCAAGTTGACAGAATACTATCAAATACTGATTCAGATAATCAAATAGATTTGATAACAGCACAGGATAAAAAACACAGCTTAAAAGATGAGGTTATAACGTACTTGTTTTTAGTTCCGGTAGTTATTGCAACAATAACCCCTTTTATAATAGCTTATAATAGTTCAGAATATACTAATCTGTCAGACGATATAAGAGTTTCTTATGAGAACTTAGACAAGTTACCAAATTGGTATAAATATGTTTTAGGGGCTATTGTAATTGATGTTTTAGGTTTTAGATCATTTGCTAGAAAAATAATAGATAAATATATTAAGTAATTGTACATGAAAATATACATAAAATGTATAAATGTATAAAATAATATACTTATTTATTAATTACATTGTAAAACTTTTCGTAATCATAACCTTCATCTCTAAAAGCTTGTCTTATATGTCTTGTCATTACTTCGCTCCCTTTTGCATATCCTAATGCAAAACCTAACAAGCCTAATAATATTGATACTATAAATATTTCTACGTTCATAATTGTTTATCTTTATATTCTTGCATCCATTCAGCTAACTTACTAGTTACATCTGCGTAAACACCAAATTGTTTAAAGTGCTGCTCTTGTTTATTATCTAAAAATTCTTTTGCTTCTAAACTCATAATTTAGTTATTTATATTACATCTTGAAATGTTGGAGGCTGAAATTCAATATCCGCATTATTTGGATACCTTTCTAAAATTCTTTGTACTACTTCATCTTGAGCTTTATCACTCATTTCAGTATTTATTAAATATCTGTCTCCGTTTACTATCATTGTTGTCATATCTATATATTTATTGTTTGTTTTTACTATCGTTATCTATTTATTTTATTTTTTATGTTGGTATTTCTACTCATAAAATTCTTTTATTGTATCGTTATGGTATCCCATGCCTCTGACAATCTCAAGCCATAACTCGTGCAATTCATCAAGTTCTAAATCTGAATGGTCTACTTGTGTAGATATTTTCTTATTATAAAATTCTAATGTAATCTTTAAAGGTTTGTTGTGCATATCTATTTGTTTTATTGATTGTTTTAATCTATTTGTATTTACTTGTGTAGATAGTAAATATTCTGTTTCATTCATAGTTTTATATTTTAGTCAAACAAATATATAAAAGATTTTATTAACTACAAAAAAAACCCATCTAAACAAATAGACGGGTAAAAACTAAAACTAAATATGAAAACTTCGTGAGAAGATTTACAAATATAATCAATTTTATTTAATAAAGTTAAATTTCATGTAATTCTTTAAACCTTTAAAAGATTCGTTTACAAAACCTCTTCTACCTAGTTTAAAATTATTCTTTATCCAGTTAGAACTTGGTGATAAAGCTGGATAATTAAAATAATAAAAGTCGTCAGAAGTACACATATCAAACAATGCCTGGTGAGAATCACCTTTTTTAAATATAACTAAATCAGAATTTTTATATATTTTATTTTGTTTACAGTACTGATCTATTTTTTCAGCTCCTTTTAAATCTAAATGAGGCTTAAAACCAAATTTTAAAGATTTGTCATCTTTACCATGAGTAATAATAAAACAAATATCATTTACAAAATAATGATTTATAAACTTTCTGTGATTTGTTACCGTTACATTTGTAAACTGTAATTCTGCAATTTGTTTGAATGCTTTATTAACAAAATAACCAAAGGCACCGGAATGATTGTCATTACAAATATTATTAAAATGTATTTCCTGGTAATTATCAACTAATCCGTAAAGTATTTTTAGCTTAAATTCTAAAGCAGCATCAAAACATTCCTCATTAGTCATGTTCTGAGGCAAAGAATGTCCGCCCCTAGTTGTTTGTGCATTAAAACCGTCTAATAAGTCGCCTAATTCATCAACGTATAAAATAGAGCTTTCTTGCTCTTCTAGAGTTTTTTCAATTACAATATCAGCAGATTTCATTAACTCTTCTTTGTTCCATTCTTTTGAGTACATTGTATTATTATCTACATCTGTATCCATTCCGATATGAACATCAGTAATAGTTAAAGTATCAAAATCTTTAGATTCTTCATGTTTTTTTACTTTCTTTTGTTTTATTGGTTTAATGTACTTTTTAATAATACTTTTAAAATCAAAAGATTCAACAACTTCTGAAGGTGTTTCTTTTTTTGGTGCATATTGAACCCACTGTTGACCCGTTGTTTTAGAAGTGCTTATTTTTATAACCTCAAAATCTTCCGGTATATCAATTGGTTTAGATTGTAATTTTTCAACAGTTGAAACTATTTCACCGTCTTTATCAAACTTTTTTTGTGTTTCTACAAATTTACGTTTGTTTGGTTTAGTTCTTTGTCTTAAAACAAAATCCCATTGTTCTTGAGTTAAGTAATAACGAGCTTGTTTTCTGTTAGATTCGTTTTCTTTTACTTTTAAATTTAATATTTCTGCTTCTTTTTTATTTAACCATTTTACTAACTTACTCATGTTTTTTTGTTTTTTGTTAATATTAAAATAGGGATGCTATTTAAACATCCCTATTGCATTAATTAATTAAAAAGGTAAATCACCAGCTTCAACTTGTTTAGGTTCGTTAGTGGTCGTCTCTGATTTTAATTTCTCGATTCTCCAGGCTGACAAACTTGTAAAATATTTATCCTTCCATTCGTTTGTACCAATGTTAAAAGATACTTTTACATTATCGCCTTCTTTTTGGTATTTAGTAAGATTTTCAACTTTTTCTTGTCCAAATACTTCAAAACAAAATATTTGTTCTTTACCTTCGTATCCGTCTTTATTAGATACAATAAAACTTTGTTTTTGCCATTCGTTACCGGTTGATTTAGCTGTACCGCTTTCAATTGGTAAAATCTTTTTAATACTTCCTGTAATTGATAATTCACTCATAATTTATTTATTTAATTTAGTTATTATTATTATTTATTCTTATTCTTTCAATTTCTCGCTCTAAATAATCTTTAGCTTTTAATAAATCTTGTAGTTCGTCTTTCTTTTTTCCAGCTCTACAAATATACTTTAAAATGTTTCCTCTTGAAAAGTTAAGGTTAAAATCATTTATAACGTCTATAACATCGTAATCCTTTCCGTTGTCATAATGTATTTGAGTTGCTCTTTTCATAATTTAATTATATCTATTTATATATAATTCACAAAGTTTTGTCGCTTCTTTTTTAGCCTTAACTAATTTTTTAAATTTCGGATCTGTTTTATAAAGTTCCTCAGTATTGCTAATGTGTTTAAAATCTATAACATTTACAATTTCTCTAAACTGCAATTCAAAATCAATTAACTTTTCAGCAGTTATTTTAAAAGTTGTGTTTATTGTAACTATATCTGTTGGCTTCATGATAATTTAGCTTTTAATTCATCTTTTAAAGAAACCATTGCAGACTGTTCTGTTCTAGTTAATCCAGTAAATACCGCAGCCAATTCTTTTAACGTTTTACATTCTTTTAATTGTTCAGACGGTTGTTTTCTTTGTGGTTCTTCGGGTAAATCTTCACCAGCGTAAATATAAAGTCCTAAACCGTGTAATGCAATGGCTTTAACTGTACATCTTTGAATAGCCTTATTAACGTCCATCATGTTAACTTTATCAGCCGGAATAGATGCGTTTCTAAAATCCATAACTGGTAA